GTTGAAGGCTACGTTGAACAGATGACACTTGAACAATTCAATGGTGCGATGCTTTTTTTTTCGACTTTGCTCAACGAACTAAGCAACACTTCGCTAGATTATTTGGAGAACGAAGTGAAGAAGTTGACGACGGAATTGATGGAGCAATTGAAGACCGAGAAGGACTGAATCAAGTCTTAGGTCGCTACGGGTGGTATCATTTGTTCATGGAAGCGTGCGGGCGCGACATAACAAAGTTGGACGCAATTACGGAAAAATCAGCGTGGGAAATATTTACATTTATGACTTACCTAATAGATTACAACTATGTCGAACATTCAAAGCTACAACGCGCTTATAGATAGGTTCAAAGCATTTGCTTCTGGACACTTTATTCTCAAAAGATTCTCACACGGACAGATTGAAGTTTCCGACCTTGAAAAGTTTGGTGAATATCCATTCATGCACGTCGTGCCTTCGAATGTTTCTTACTCGAAAGGCATGAAGACGTTTAGTTTTCAGATTGTCCTTGCGGACTTGCCACGTGATAAAGAAGATAAGAGCGAATACCAACGCGAAGTGTTAAGCGACCTTCAACGGATCGCTGAAGACTTGGTTGCTGAAATTACCAACCACCGTGTTTTGTTTGGTGACTTAATCACAGTACAAAATGTCACGCTCGAACCCTTCTTAGAAGAGTTTCAACACACGTTAACGGGTTGGACAATTAGTCTTGACTTACTCGTTCCTTACTATTGGGACGCTTGTTCTATTCCTGCGGAGTGGAACGATATGTGGGAAAGTTCAACAGGCGGTACGGGTTCAATCTTGACATTCATCAATTCAATCACACGCGACGAGAACGGAAACGTTAGTCTTGTCAACGACGAAGCAACACCAGCACCGAACTACTACTACGGGACGGACGACGAAGGTGTTCGCGGTTGGTATCTATTGACCGACGAAGTAGGTTTGACGTGTGAAACGATAGGAGATTGTCAAACGATTATCGACATTGAAGCGGCAATTGACGCACTTCAAACCGAAATACTTTTAAAGGCGAACACAGCCGACATTAGCGCGGTTGGTTTCTCGAATGATTACAACGACCTTGACAACAAGCCGACGATTCCTGCAGCGCAAGTTAATAGCGATTGGAACGCAACGAGTGGAGTAGCTCAGATATTAAACAAACCAACCATTCCTTCATCACTACCACCAACAGGAAACGCAGGTGGCGACTTGACAGGAACATATCCAGACCCAACGGTTCATCGTGTTCACGGCATTGACTTCCAAAATGGAACACCTTCAGCCGACGACGTGTGGGTGTACGGTGGCTCACCTGCTAAGTGGCAACATCAACACTTGAACGCTTCGCAAGTAGATAACGATTCAAGCGTAACAGGCACAACAACTAAACTCGCACTTGAGCATTTAGATAGCACGAAAGTACCAACAACGCGAACGCTCACAATTAACGGCACAACGCAAGATTTGTCAGCGAATAGAACATTTACCATAGCGAGCAATCCAGGCACAGTTACAAGCGTAGCAGCTTTGACATTAGGCACAACAGGAACAGATTTAAGCAGCACCGTTGCAAATGGAACAAGCACCCCTGTAATAACGCTCAATGTACCTACTGCAAGCGCAACGAACAGAGGTGCTTTGAGTTCAACGGATTGGTCTACATTCAACGGCAAGTTTACGCTACCTTCTTTGACAAGCGGAAGCGTTCTATTCAGCAATGGAACAACGATAGCGCAGAGTAATGCTAACTTCTTTTGGGATAATGCGAATGGTAGGTTGGGTGTTGGTACGGCTACGCCTGCTTATGCTTTAGATGTTACAACAGATATTCGAGCATTAAGATTATACACCAATATAATTAGAGACTCAAACGCAAATGCTTACATAAATAATACTGTTACTAACGCAGCTACAACAGATATTTCTATAGGAAATGCAACAGCAGCAAGTATTACTTTAACTTCTAAGGCGGCAGGTAAATTTGTTTTTACAACAGGCAACGTCCTCATCGGCACAACAACAGACGCAGGGTTTAAGCTCGATGTGAATGGGACGTCGAGGGTAACAGGAACAGGTTCTACGAGTGCGACTACTTCACTAACTGTACGAAATAGCGCAGGAACGGCAATGCTAACTGTGAAGGATGGCGGTAGTGATAAAGTAGTAACAATGGCTTCCGCTTTGATTGCTTCGATAGATATTTCTTCGACAATCATTCAAGTAGGTAGCGGTAATTCAATTCGTTTTATTGCTCCAAGTGGATGCGCTTTTAATACTGCATACGCAAGCCCTGACGCATCTGCACAAGTAGATGTAGCTTCCACAACAAAAGGATTCTTACCTCCTCGCATGACCACAACGCAAAAGAATGCTATTGCTTCGCCTGCGGCAGGGTTGGTTGTTTACGATACAACTTTAGGTAAGTTATGCGTTCGTGGTGCTTCAGCGTGGGAAACAATAACATCAGTTTAATAATTTATACAATGGCTAAAATACAACCAATAGTCTTTCCTTTAAACGCAGGAACAGCAACAGAAATGAGTGTTCTCATTCTCAACTTTGAAACAAGCGCAACAACTTGCACTACCTACTACGAATTAAAGACTGACGAAGGCGCTGTTCTAAGCAATGGTAACTACACGCTAACCGAAGAAGAATTTGCATCGTGGGGAACAGACAACGAGTACGTTGCTGAATGCGTAGCGAAGGCAATAGGAGTAACAATTTTATCTTTCTAAATATGAACCTTACCGAAGAACACTTGAAGCAGTTAGACGCTTTTATTCAAGAGATGCCTGTCAAATTTGGCTTACCATTGATTCAGTTTTTCAACAAGATAAAAGAGGAAAGCGAAAAGGAAAATGGCTAACGAACAGAGCGCACCAAACTTCTTCGCTGTCGTGAATGACATGGCTAAACGCTTTGTCGAATTGATGCAATCCGACTATCGCATGAAGCGAAAGGTGGGACGCAACTTTACGAACGCGGTGTCAAGTGGTACGCTCGAAAAGTCGTTAGCTTATCGATTGAAGATAAAAGGCAAAGCAATTGATATTTCAATATACGCAAAAGGCAAAGCATCGAATTATTTTCTTGCTCGTGAGAATGGACGCAGAGCAGGAGCGAAACCGCCACCTGTCAGCGCAATTCTTGACTGGATGCGAATCAAACCAATAAAACTACGCGACAAGGAAAGCGGTAAATTTAAGAAGCCAACAGAATCACTCAAAAGACAAGTCGCTTTCTTAATTGCTCGCAAGATTGGACGCGACGGAATCAAGGGGTGGAAAGCATTCGACTACGCAATGGAGAACATTTGGGACGAATATGAAGCGAAAGTAGTTGAAGCATACGGGAAAGACTTCAACGCAACAATAGAAAATCAATTTAACGATATACAATAATGGCAATTACAATAGAAGACCAACCATACGAATACACTCCAGTCGGACAACGGCTCATGATTGTTTGCAGGTCAACGAATGTTACAAACGCAGGCTTTCGCTTCGTGTTCGACTTTGGTTCGTTCCAAGTCAACGTACAACCCAACGCGCAAAACAAAGGAATGTTAGACCTCGCTCCAATATTCCGCGAATCGTTATTTCACGACGCTTCACTTTTAACAACGTCAGCGAGCGCGGAGAACACCAGCGTTGCGTCCATTTCTTGCACGATAAAAGAAGGGTGGTTGGTCGACGGGGTGTTTACGGTAAGCGGAAGTGGAATGGCTGACATAGACGACGTGTACGCGTTTCTCGCTGAATACCAAGTTTCGGACGGTTACAAACCAAACCCAAACACACGCTACGCGCTTGACGGCATAACGAAGTATTTAATGAGTGAAAGAACAACCGACACGCACAAATGGAGCGAAGCGGCAGCGCGTGGTTTGTCAAGCGACTACGTGTATATTCCAACGCGCGTAGCTGACTACGGTGTTTTATACGCGCCTTCAGCAACGGCGTTACTTGCTGACAGCGATTTTGATATTGCGGTTTATTCCTCTTACGACAACGACGACGTTTTGATTGACACGCAGTTTTTAACAATGGATAGCGACCCTTTATTCGTTAATGTCGTGGGTGCTTTTTACGCTAACGTTGACGCGAATGCTATTGTTGATTTAACAGGTGCGAAATACTACACTATACAATTTGGAAAAGAAATTGCGTTCCCCGTTTACACACCTGCTTCACGCGTGTATTGTTTTTATCTTGTTCCTGACGATTGTCGTTTTGACAATGTTCGTTTGGGTTGGACAAACACTTGTGGTGGTACTGATTACTTCAACTTCACGAAGAAGTCGGAGCTGTCGTTTAACTACGATCGCAAACAATATCAAAAAGTAATTGGAAGTTACAACACGAGTTCATTCGGTTTCAACACCTACGACAGAGGCGCAACGGATAGGTACGTCACAACGACGAAAGGACTACAAATAAATAGCGACTGGGTGTCGGTTGGTGAGTTCAACTTATTACAAACGCTTTGCCGTTCCAACGACGTGTTTATAATTAACGACGACGGAACGCTCACGCCTGTCTTGGTCGACACTCAGAACTTTGTTATTAAGGACGAACGTTATTCGAAATTATACAACGTTACTTTGAATTTGAAATATTCTCAACCCGTTGGCTTATGATGAACCAAGTGATACTAACGTTAACCGATAGCAACGGCAACAGCTCGATTCTCGACCTTTACGAGAACGAGAAGATGCACCTCAATTACAAGTTTACCGACATTACCGACTTCGCTTCCGTAGGTAACTACTCGCAGGAGTTTCGCGTTCCTGCAAGTGCAACAAATGTAGATTTCTTTGGTGCTATCTTCAACGTGAACTTCGACGGTTGGTTTGATTTTAGAAAGAAGGTCGAAGCGGTGTTGACAGTTAACACAATACCAATTGCAAGCGGTCACATTCAAGTTAAAAAGTTGTATTGGCAAAGCGGTAAACTATTCGAATTTGAAGTTGTGTTTTTTGGTGAAGTGCCAAACCTTGCACGCTTGCTCAACGAGAAAAAGTTGAAGGACATTGAGAGCATCGTTGCAGGCGACTTGGACTACGACTTACTTCACGAATACGTTGAAACACCACCCAACGAACACACGATATTAACGCTATGCGACAAGTGGAATCTAACTGCAACGAACGTTGAAGGTCAACCCGTTTATTCAACCGTTATTGCAGGGCAACCGACTTATAAACCATTGTACGTTGGACACTTAACGCCTGCCGTTAAGGCGCAATACTTGTTCGATGAAATAATGAACGACGCAGGGTTGCAATACACAAGCGACAATCTTGCGAGCTGTTTGGATAACGTCTACGTTCCATTCGTGAACGGGCAATACTTAGATACAAATGCAGGTTTGAACGACAACGCAAGTTTACTTGTAGCTACTTCAAACATATCAACAAATTTTAATTCTGGAACTACTTCATTTTTCCCTTTATATTTAGATTATGTTGAATTTGAAGACGCAGGTTCTAATTGGAGTGGCGGTGTTTTTACCGCTCCTTTTTCTACTCAATATACTTTTCAAGTTTGGACAAATGGAACATACACTATAAATGCAGGTGGTGGGCAATTTAGTTTATTGTTTCATTTTTTTGTAAATAACGAATACTCAACAGGTTTTATAAATCAATTTGATAATGGTGAAATTGCAGTAAATCAAAATATTACAATATCATTAACCCAAGGAGATACATTTAAGGTGTACATTGATAATGAAGGTGGTTTTATTACTGACGTCGATGTTGATTTAATAGGAAACGGAAGCGGTGGTATTGATGACTTTAGCGGAACGGGAATAAAACTTGTTTCGATGTCAACTGCATTAACTGAAGCAACAGTTCAAATGGAATTCAACGCTCCAGACATGAAGCAAATTGATTTTATCACTTCAGTACAAAAGATGTTCAACCTTGTTTTCGTGGCCGACAAGACGCTTCCGAACACGCTTCGCATTGAACCAATGGTTGAGTACATCGCAAGCGGTAATACGCTCAATTGGTCGCAGAAGTTAGACTTGTCGAAAGACATTATGTATTCACCAACGACCGACCTGCAAAAGTCTAAGTTCTCTTTCACATACACCGAAGACGGCGACTATTTCAATTCGGTATACAAAGACAACGGGCGCATCTACGGAAGGTACGAAGTAACGGAAAACGACTTCGAAGTAATTAACGAGTTCGCAACAGGAGAAGAAAAGGTTGAGTTAGCATTCGCGTCCACTCCTTCAGCACCTGTGGAAAATACGAACGTCGTTGTGCCTAAATTCTTGAACTCAGAAGGCGAGTTTGTGCAACCTAAACCTCGCATTCTTTACTACTTCGCTGACTTCTTTGTCAATATGTACGACGAAGTGAGCGGTGACGTTTTGCAAACTGCGGTTAAGTGTCTTAACAACTACTCGACAATGAACGCGACGGTAACGGATAGCGACCTCAACTTCGCTCCCGAAGTACCTATTCACACGATAATAGCGAACCCATACGAGAACTTATACAACCGTTGGTGGCGTAACTACTATCGCGAGTTATTCGACGGACAGGCGCGCATCCTAGAAGGAATGTTTGCACTAACGCTCAACGACGTTTTCACGTTTCAATTTTCAGATAAAATATGGATAATAGATTCTTGGTGGCGCGTTCTTGAAATTCAAGGCTACGTCGTAGGTGAACAAGACCTCACCAAAGTGAAACTTATTCGCGTGCTCGACATCGACAACGGCTGCGACCTTTTGCCCGTGTCCGCTAACTTAGACCAGTCTTTAAATTGGGAAACACCGAACGGCGACCCTGCGGTAATAACGCAAGAATGTTGTTTGCGTTTTGGCTACAATTGGAACATCGCAAAGAACGATTGTTTCTCGCAACCAAACGGCGGCACACGTTCCTTCATAACGCAACAAGTACCTTCACTTGCACCAACGCGATTCGGTGCACCTGTGAGCTTCAATGGTTCAATCACGCAACCAGTTAGAACAATAACTACGGACTACGTTGTGACGAATTTCGACCGAATGATTTTCGCAGATACGACAGCAGGCGGCATAACTATTTATTTACCTTCTGCAACGACAACGGCAGGGCGTGAATTGATAATACAACGCGTTGTTTCGGGGGCTAATCCACTAACGGTACAAGCATACACAGGAGAAACGGTCGAAGGTAGCGGAAGCGTTACGTTGAGCGCAGCAGGTGACACAATAACAATAATAAGTAATGGAAGCGACTTCAAAGGAACATCTACAAAGTAAAGCGGGCGCAATGGTCGCCTGTTTGGAGTTCATTAAATTGAACATAAAAAGCGAAAGCAACTACGGACGCATCGCGAACGGCAAAAACAAACTATCAAAATGGTTGTGTCGATTGCATAATTGCACCCCAATTTATGTAAACGTAGCGTTTTGGATATTTATAATTTATATAATCTTCTTCTAAAATGGCAACAACAATTGATTTAGTAGTAAATAGTAACGGTGTAACTGTTCTTAATCAAACAACTGTTGCTGCTGAAGGAACAGCTGAAGCGGTTAAGTCGTTAAACCAACAATACACCGCCTTAAAGAAACAGCAAGAACAATTTAAGCCAAACACAAAAGAGTTTAAGGAATTAACTCAACAAATGGCTGAATTGAAAAAGCAGATGAAAGAATCTGCTGACGCTGTTGCTCAAAGCACTCAACCAGCTATTGAAGGATTAAGAGGAACGTTTGGAACAATGAAAGAGCAAGTAATGAACTTCAATTTTGAAGGTCTTACTGAATCTCTTAAATCTTTTACTGTAAATCTCGCGCGTGTTAATGTTTCGAGTATTACAGGTTCTTTAAAAGCAATGCTGGCAGCGGGTGTTCAAGGTTTCAAAACTTTAGGAAATGTCATTAAGCAAAATCCAATTTTTGCTGTAGCGGGTTTGCTTATTGGTATAATATCTTACTGGAAAGAAATTAGTGATTTAGTTAGTGGAAAGAAGGGAATGTTGGAAAGTCTTAACAAACAAGCGGACGCATTAAAAACACAGGAACAATCGTTAACGCGTCAACTAGCGTTACAAAAAGCGTTAGGCGAAGGAGCAGCGGCAATTTTAAGGACGGAACTAGATATGCTTGCAAACAAACAAAGGCAAGCGGAAGTTGCAATGGAAATAGCGGTTCTTGAAGACGATAAAGTAAAGTTTTTAGAAGCGCAACAACAACAGTTGACCGCAATTAACGACACAGAAATGCGTCGAATAAAAATACATAAAGACGCGCAATCATTACTTGATAAAATACGCGCGGGTAAAGATGATGAATACAATAAACAACTTCTGCAAAATCAAGCGTTTAGTGAGTACAAAGCGCGCACGGAAGAACTCGGTGTAGAGCAGCAAAGAAATAACGAAAGAGCAAGACAAGTCAACAACGAAATTGCCGACGCGCAAAGACGCGGAAACGACGAATTAGTAAAAAAACTTCAATTAGAAAAGCAATCTTTATACAATCAAAACGTTTCCATTCAATCGAACAAAGACGAAATATGGAACGCAGGAATGGCTGCGAAAGCTAATGTTAAAACAGAGAAAGAACTTGAGAGAATAGCAGCGAGCAAAGCTAAGCAAGCAGAGCGCAAGAGTGCTGCAGATGCAGCAGCTAAGAAGTTAGCAGATGATATCTTAGCTATTGAGAAGAGTATGGTAGATGTTACGAGATCTCTGATGCCTGACAAAGAAAGAGAGATTTTGTTATTGGAAGAGAGGCAAAAACAAGAGCTCGCTACATTTACAAAAGCTAAAAAGAGCGAAACAGAAATAGCAGAATTAAAGAAATCTCACGCTACCGAATTAAAAATTCTAACGGATAAGTACGACAAAGAAGCGCAAGAAAAAGAAGCTGAAAAGTTAGCAAAAGAAAAGGAAGCAGCGCAAGAAAGATTAAAAGAAAAACAGCAAGAACTAATTGACTTGCAAACTATTATTGACACGGCAGACGAAGGTAATTTTCAAGCTACATTATCGCAACAGCAACGCGATTTAATGGCTTCGCAAGATTACTACTTCAATCTAATTTCACAAGCGGAAACGGCAGGCTTAGACACCGCAGCATTGATTGAAGAACAAGGACGCAAAGAGAATGAAATAAAAGACAAGTACCGCAAAGAAGACGAAGCTAAACAACAAGCAACGCAAGACTTCAGACTGAAGCAATTAGGCGAATCATTCGCAGCACTTGGAGCGTTAAACGACGCGTTTACAAAGAAAGGACAACAGCAATCGAAGAAACAATTTCAGATTCAAAAAGCGTTGAACCTTGCGTCCGCTGTAGTCGATACTTACGGTGGTATCAATAGAGCGTTGAACGACAAGACTATGCCTTCGACAACGGCGCGTATTATTCAAGCGTCAATCGTTGGAGCAATGGGACTGGCTAACGTTATCAAAATATCAAAGACGGAATACGGAAATGCAAGCGCACCTTCGGGAACAAACATGAGCGCGGGTGGTGGTGGTGACGACGGCACAGCTGCTCCTTCGCCTGCGAACTTCGCCTTCTTGCAGAACCAACCGAACCAACAACCACCGCTTCAGGCGTACGTTGTTGGAACGCAGGTGTCAAGCAACTTAGAGGCACAACAACTTATTCAAAATCAATCTCGCTTAGGCGGTTAAAAAAAACAATATGAAAAAAATTAAAGTAATTGAATACGGAATTGACGACGCTGGTTTGTTGGGTGTGTTCGCTATCTCCGTTGTTGAACAACCCGCAATCGGTGTGGACTTCGTGGCCTTATCGGAACAGCACAGCGTCAAATTCAAAGAAGATTTTAGAGGGTTGTTGTACGGTGCTTTGCTTATTCCCGACCAACTCATTTACAGACGCGACGACAAGACGGAAGAAGAATACTACGTTAAGTATTCGAAGGACACGATTCGCGCTATTGCTTACAACTACTTAAAGCAAAACATGACGAACAACGCAACAGTTGAACACGCAAAAGTTGTGGACGGTGTTTCGTTGGTTGAAACGTGGATCATTGAAGGCGAAAACGACAAGTCTAAGAACTTCGGGTTCGACCTTCCTGAAGGAACGTGGTTCGGTTGCATGAAAGTAGAGAACGACGAAGTGAAACAACAGATTCAAAACAAAGAAGTGTTGGGTTTCTCAATCGAAGGAAACTTTGCCGTTGAGAAAGAAATGTACATGAACTCACACGACGAGTTCGCAGCCATTCTTGCTGAAATAAACGAACTTCTTAAAGGTGAATAAGAATGAACATCGAAGCGGGTGGGTTCTTAAAGGTTGAATTATTCAACGACGACGCTAACCTGTTTCTTCTTGCGCTTACTAAGATTACAAAAGAAGGTGGTGCAATGGGTTTTAAGACGTACGGATTGAACGAACAAGAGGTGAAGGTACTGAATGACATTCTCGAAAACTTAGGATAAAAAAAAACGGGGGTAACTACTCCCCCGTTCAAACCTAAAATCAAAATGTAATCAATGAAAAATCGAATTACGAAACAAATATACCTCTTTTTATATCTCCTAATCAAACAAACAATTAACAGAATTATGAACTTACGAGAAAAAGTAAACGCACTATTCGCCAAACACAATGTTAGCCTATCTGCTGAAGAAGTAGTTGAGGTTAAACAAATGGTTGAGGCGATTCTTGCAGACGGAACAAGCATTTATTCCGACAGCGACACTTGGGCGCCAGGCGTTCGTGTATTATCAAAAGACGCAGACGGCAACGAGGTTGTTGTTGCTGACGGAGAGTACACAACAGCAGAAGGTGTGATTGTAGTCGTTGCAGACGGACTACTTGTTGAATTAAAACCAATGGTTGAAGAAGAACCAGAGGTTGAAGTTGAAGAAGAAAAACAGTCTACGGACGAATCACTAAGCAAAGAGGTTGAAGGACTTCTTTCGTTGGTTGCAAAGTTGGAAAGTGAACTTTCAGACGCTAAAAAAGCGAATGAGAATCTTTCTTCTGAAGTAACAAAATTAAGCGCACAACCTGCCGCTACTTCTATCAAAGAAGTTAAACAAGCAAAACAAACACCTTCGAAGCCATACGCTAAAATGTCGGCAGAAGAACGTTTCGTATTTCACCTTAAAAAATAAAAAAAACAAACAATAAAAAATGGCTACTACAACATCATTAACTACGACCTACGCAGGTCGTGAAGCAGCAGGATATATTCGCGCTGCATTTTTAAGTAACGAGTCTTTGGCTGCGGTTACAATCAGAGAGAACATCGAATACAAGCAAGTTATTCGCAAGCTCGTTGACAACGTTTCTTTCGAAGCGCCAACGTGTGACTTCACTCCACTTGGAACGGTTACTTTAACCGAGCGTATTTTGACACTTGAAAAATTCCAAGTACATCGTCAACTTTGCAAGAAAGATTTCTTAGCAGATTGGGAAGCGAAGTCTGAGCAAAACGGACAACTTCACGCTTCTTTGAGCGACGCTATTATAGCGAACGTTTTAGCAGGTGTTGCAGCTCGCAACGAGGTCTTGATATGGCAGGGTGTTAACGCTAACTCAGGCGAATACGCAGGTTTCGAAACATTGTTCTTGGCTGACAATGCGG